ATGAAATGGATGCGCTTAATGAGTACACAAGCAAGAAGTCCTCAAAGGGTTCTGTAACCAAGAAGGCTATGGGCGGCAAGGTTGGTCGCGGATGTGGCGCAGCCATGCGTGGCGGCGGCGCAGTAATGAAGAAAGGAAAGATGTACTAAGATGGCAAAGGGTAAGAAGCCAGCTTCTGGTGTTGACTACGAAAAGATGGATCCTTACGCTGGCGATGTAACCAGTGGCCCCGGTGGAAGCACCATGAAGGAAGACATCCCACCTCCAGCACCTCCTGCACCTCCAGTTCGCAAGCCTTCTACTCCAACAGTCCGAAAGGCTATGGGTGGTAAGGTTGGTCGTGGTTGTGGTGTAGCAATGCGCGGTGGTGGTTGCGTAATGATGGGATCAAAGAAGAAGTAACAGCACATGCCACTTAAGAAGGGTAGCTCATCAAAAGTAGCAAGCAGCAACATCCGGATGTTTATGAAGGAGGGTAGACCACAAAAGCAAGCAGTAGCTATTGCACTTAGAAATGCAAATGCTAAGAAGCTTTCTGCTGGTGGTCTACCATCTCTAGTTACAAATAAGGCGGCATTGCGAGAAGCAATCAACACACGCGACAACGAAAATATGTCAATGGAAGACAGGATGGCTGCCCAGAAGATCATGCGTAATGTTGGTAAAAGTGGAGTGAAAAAGGAAAAGAGATCTATGGCTCAGACTGGAGATCTTGTAGTCATGAAGATGGGTGGTTACGTCTCTCGCGTAAATGAAGCAGGAAACTACACAAAGCCTACAATGAGAAAGCAGTTATTCAACAGAATTAAAGCTGGTACAAAAGGCGGCGATGCGGGAGAATGGTCAGCTAGAAAGGCACAGCTTCTAGCTACTGAGTACAAGAAGCGTGGTGGTGGATACAGGTAATGGCTAAACTCATGAGTTCGCAAGCAAGCTTGAAGGCTTGGACAAAGCAAAAGTGGCGAACAAAGTCTGGGAAACCTTCAAAGGAAACAGGTGAGCGATACCTTCCAGAAGCTGCAATCAAGTCCCTTACTCCACAAGAGTACGCAGCCACTACAAAGGCAAAGCGGAAGGGAACAAAGGCTGGAAAGCAGTTTGTAAAACAACCAAAGACTATTGCAGAAAAAGTAAAGGGTTTCAGGAAGATCTAAAATGGCACTAACAGATTCAGAAAAGAATAAGCTACAGAAGCTTGGACTTAGTGGTCTTAATAAGCCAAAGAACACTCCATCACATCCTACAAAGAAAGGTGTGGTAGCAGTACGTTCTCCATCTGGTGGTGTAAAGGTAATTCGATTTGGTGACCAGAAGATGGGTCACAACTATTCTCCAGAAGCTAGAAAGGCATTCAAGACAAGACATGCGAGCAATATCGCAAAGGGTCCACAGAGTGCAGCCTATTGGGCAGACAAGGTTTACTGGGCAGGACCAACGGGATCAAAGAAGATGCCTCCAAAGTCCCAGAAGTATGTTAGAGGTATCAAGAGGTAATAACCAAGATGGCAATCTCAAGATCAAGTATAAAGGAACAAATCATGAAGGCTCCAATGAAGAAGAAGAACATGGCAACAGGCGGCAAGATGCCAAAGCTTGGCTCGGGCGAGCGTTTTGCAAAGCTTACGAAGAACATCGCTGCTCGTGGCAATGTATCAAATCCAGCAGCAGTAGCAGCCTCTATTGGTCGCAAGAAGTATGGCGCGGCAAAGATGGCAAAGATGGCTGCTGCCGGTCGCAAGAAGGGTTGATAGACATACTAGTGTAGAGAAAGGTTTAGACCTCTATGTCAACTAGCGGTACATATAACTTCAGCATGGATATCGATGAGGTAATCCAAGAAGCTATGGAAATGATTGGAGGGGAGCAGACATTGGGACATGATCCTAAGTCTGCTCGTCGTTCAATAAATCTACTGTTACAGGATTGGCAGAACAGAGGAATCCTTCTGTGGACCACGAATACTACGGTAGTAGATGTTTCGGCTAGCGTAACAGCTTATGCCCTTTCATCTGCTACTGTAGACACAATGGAAGTAGTGGTAAACCTAAGTTCTACGGACATCCAGCTTCAGCGTATTTCTATGGAAGAGTATCTTCAGATTCCGAGAAAGAGCCAGACTGGAAGACCAACACAGTACGCTATCCGCAGAGGTAGGGCAAATCCAGAACTTTACCTATGGCCCATTCCAGATACAGAGGACTACTCACTTAAGATTGAGAAAGTCCGGTATATGCAGGATGTAAACAAGTCTGCTGGTCAGATTGCGGATGTATCCCGTAGGTTTCTACCGTGTCTTACTGCTGGTCTATCTTACTTCATGTCAATGAAGAGGGCTGGCATCGGTGGAGACAGGGTGCAGTTTATCAAGCAGGAGTACGAGGAGCGTCTAGCTAGGGCTATGGACGAGGATAGGGAGCGTTCAAGCATCAGAATTGTACCAAAGCTGAACTTGGTGTAAAATGGCATCTACCAAACGAGCTTTGGGGATTTGCGATACTTGTGGGTTCCAGTACCCGTATCGCCAGCTAAAGCGCAATAGTTATGGGTTGATGGTATGTCCGGAGGACTATGAGGGCAGATACGACCTAAAGAACCATCCACAGAACAAGTCTCCAAACGTACGAGATGACGAGTACATCCGTAATCCAAGACCACCACTGAACAACGACAGAAACATTGTCTGGAACAACGCAAACGTAAATTGGGAAAACGAAACCCAATACTGGAATACGGTTTAAGGAGCGGATATGGCAACTCTTACTGGCAAGACCATTGCAGATACATACAAGGATCTGCTTCAGGTCAGCAACGCAAATAGCGGAATTGATGGCACTCTCCGTACTGTTCAAGATGGAGAGGGGACCAATTCTGCATTGCAACTAAGCAACAGTACTGTAAACATCAATGGGACTTTCCAACTAAATGGAGGCACTCTCACTGCAACAGCTTCAGCATTAAATGCTGTAACTGATCTGAGTGGAGTAACTGGTCTCGTAGCAATGACTGGCGGATCTGCAATTGGAAGATCTATTACAGTAGGTACTGGTCTAAGCGTAGCAAACGGTGATGGTGTAAATTCTAATCCAGCAATTACACTGGAAACTACTGGAGTTGTTTCTGGAAGCTATGGTCCATTTTCAAATCTAGAAGTAAATGCTAGAGGACAACTAGTAAGTATTAGTACTCCTGTTTCAGTAAGTGTATCAAACTTTGCTACTACAAAGCTCACTGTTGACAATATTGTTGGAGCATCAGCTACGTTTTCTGGTGGAGTTTCTGCAAGTACATTTTATGGGGATGGGTCAAATCTGACAAATCTTCCCACTGCGCCAGTTTCCGTTTCTGCGTATACTGTAAATAGACTTACTGTTGTTAGCGCAGCAACAGTAAATGGCATTGTCAGTGCTGTAGCTTTTGTTGGAGATGGTTCAGGTCTATCAAATATCAGTGTAGCTTTTGCCGCTTCAGCAACCAATGCAACTAATGCAGTAAACGCTACTAATGCTGTAAGCGCAGTATTTGCTTCATCCGCTACTAATGCAACAAATGCATTAACGGCTGATTTTGCTACAAGCGCCACTAATGCTACAAATGCGGTAAATGCTACAAATGCTACAAATGCAGTTTCGGCTGCATTTGCTACTTCAGCAACAAATGCTACAAATTCGGTATCTGCTTCATTTGCCACATCAGCTACTGACGCCTTGAATGCAACAAATGCAGTATCAGCACAATTTGCTACCAGTGCCACAAATGCTACAAATGCAGTAAGTGCGTCTTTTGCTACTTCGGCTACAAACGCGACTACGGCTGTAAATGTCTCTGGTGCTGGCACAGTAAATGCAGCTAGTGCTGTATTTAGCGGTATTGTATCAGCTAATGAAATAGATGCTTCAATTGGTAACTTCACTGGTTCAGTTTCAATTACAGGACCGTTAAACGTAAATGGCGCTGTAAGTGGTACGTCTGCTATGTTTACAGGAATTGTTAGTGTAAACGAAATTGATGCTTCTATCGGTAACTTTACTGGAAAGGTATCAATCACTGGCGGCATCAACGTAGCAGCAGCAGTAAGTGGTACGTCAGCAATATTTACTGGAGTTGTCAGTGCCGCAACACTTGATGCCGCAAACGGAGACTTTTCCACAAAGGTATCAACAAACGCGCTTAACGTAAACGGTGTTGTTAGCGGAACTACTGCGGTTTTTGCGGGTATTGTCAGCGTAAGCGCCCTAGCTTTAAATGCTTCAAATCTAGGTAAGAGATTTGCTGTATCAGGAGCTGCAATAGCTACAATTGTAAGCCTTACTGATGCAGCTTCAATTGCTGTAAACTTCAACACTGCACAGAATTTTGCTGTAATGCTTACTGGAAATAGAACACTTGAAAGTCCTTCAAATTGTGTAGCTGGCCAAACTGGTTCCATTTTCATCATGCAAAACGTATCTGGTGGGCAGACCCTTTCATTTGGCACAAACTGGAAGTTTGCTGCCGGTACGGCTCCAACACTGACCACTACAGCTTCTGCTGTAGATAGACTAGACTACATTGTCTTCTCGTCTACAGCAGTCCACACTGTAGCTACCCTTGATGTTCGATAAACCCAATAAAGGAATAGACAAAGATGGCTAGTACATATACAACTAGACTGCGGTTTGAGAAGCAAGGAGATGGGGAAAACCCTAACTCTTGGGGAGACATCCTGAATCAGAACGTAATCGATCTGATTGACGAAGCTGTTGCTGGCTATGTTATTGTATCTGTAAGTAGTTCTCCAATCTCTCTATCCGAGAATAACGGTGCTGTAGATCAGTCTAGAAATGCTTCTCTAGAGTTTGCTGGTACACTAACGGCGGATGTAACCATCACAATTCCATCACACGAAAAGACCTACTTCCTTCGTAATGTAGCTACTGGTTCTTTTGCAGTAAAGATGAAGACGGCAAGTGGATCAGTGTACTCAGTACCTTCGTCTCAAAATGTATTTGTGGCTTGCAATGGAACTAATATTTATCAAGTTGATTTCCCCACTTCTGTCAGTTCGTTTACTGCAAATCAACTAACTGTAGTAAGTGCTGTAAGTGGTACAAATGCTACGTTTACAAATGGGTCATTTACTACAAATGTTGTGACTCCAAGAGTATCCGCAGCAACTTCACTTGCAATTGCTACAAGTGGAGTAGACAGGATCAATATAGATGCCAATGGCAATGTAGGTTTTGGAACTAGCATTCCAGTAAAGCAATTGGAGATTACCAAGTCAGCTAGAGCGCACGTAGTAAGTCTTACTGACGTATCTACCAGCATTGCAATTGACTTCAATACTGCACAGAACTTTGCCATCCAGCTTGTAGGTAATCGTACATTTGAGAACCCATCAAACTGTGCGGCAGGGCAGACTGGATCAATCTTTATCCAGCAGAACGTCTCCGGAGGAAAGACACTTTCTTTTGGAAGCAACTGGAAGTTTCCTAATGGTGAAGCTCCTACTTTAACAACTACCGCATCTGCGGTTGATAGACTAGACTACATTGTCTACACCTCAACAGCTATTCACACTGTAATGACACTTGATGTACGGTAAGAGGAACTAAGTACAATGCCTTTCCAGAACAACGTACTAGCTGGAGCTTCTGCTCAAGGCGGCTACCAGATCACCAACTCGCTGCGCTTCCGCGCGAGCAATAGCGCCAACTTGAGGCGCACGTTTTCGGCCACCTCAACGAACTTTGACGTTCAGACCATTTCCTTTTGGTTCAAGCGCGGAAGGCTGACGCTTACCGATTCGGTTATTGCGAATTGTTTTATGACGCAATATGGATCTGGAGGTAACTATCCGACATTCGAGCTTGGTTTCGATCCAAGCACAGACCAGATCGTGTTTATGAATCGAAGCGCGTCTACTTCGTACAACCATCGCCTCGTTACAAATGCCCAGTTCCGAGACCCAAGTGCTTGGTATCACCTAGTTATAGCTTATGACAGTTCTCAGTCCACGGCATCCGACAGGATCAAGATGTGGATCAACGGTGTGCAGGTCACATCCTTTGCCACCGCGTCATATCCGTCTCTTGGGCTGGACAGTCAATTTGCCAACAACACATATTCGCAGTCCGCTGACATCGGTTCATTCGCAAACAGTAGCCGCTATTTCGACGGCTACCTCGCCAACGTCTACTTCATCGACGGCCAAGCCC